GGTTATTTAGCCTCCCTAAGGGTCATTAATAAAGGATTACATATACATTACATGAATGGTATGTATCTCCTAAAGTAACTAGGGACTTCTTCTTCCGAAGCGATCCCGTAATGACGCTTGAGCCTATCAGCCACTTTTCTTATCAGTTGACTCAGTCTGCCTGAATCATCATGAATAGATTGTGCTCTGTAAGCTGAAATCCTTCCGTTGATAACTGGGTATTCAGTATATACAAGTAGTCTCAAACATTTCTTGAGATCTCGTACATTCAATCCTCCTCTAAACGTCCTGCCAAGGAACGTGACCATTTCTGGTATAGTGGAGTACTCAGTCTTCTCTGCATTGAAATGCCAACCAATTTGGTTAGCGTACCTTTCAATCTTTGATGGTACTATTAGTACATCGTCTCCTACTAGAGAGTCGTCTCCGAGGGTGTAACATTGTTTAGGGCTGTGCCCGTCAATGAGGTTCCATAAGTACTCAATCCTGAGTCTGTTAATGATGGATCCTACTAATGATGTATAATAACTACCTGAAGGTATTCCTTTATGTGCAAAATATATGTTACCATCTGGTGCTGCCACTTTCTTATGTATGAAAAGCTGTCTTGTAATCTCAAAAGTTTCTTCTGTTTCTGGGTTTGGGAAGATAACCTTGTCTTTGAGGATATCAAAAGCAGTGTGAATTTCAAATCTGTGGACTGACGAGTCGAATGACTTCCAATCAAGTGAGTATATCCACTCACAATCACGGTTCACCTGTGATAATAAATCTGGCACACTTTGTGTTGGATCAGTGCCTACATGAATGAAGGTGTTACTCTGGGTAACTGCCTGGATTAGAGGGTATGCCACGACTCCTTCTAGGAGAATATAGTGGAATGCTCTGCCCCATACTTGTCTTACCTTCGTCTTTTCTGTAAGATCTGCCAATTGTGTTCGTGTGTAGCCGACATCAGGAACTGAAGTGTCAATGACATGTTCAATACCTTCTCCATCTTCTGCGATGGTAGACCATAAAATGGCTTTAGCGCGGCGTATGGCTCGTTTGTGGTTTTCACCATCAATCGGTCCTTTCACACCTTGGTAATCGTAACCTGCCGCTGAAGACTGTTTGTATGGTACTTGATCTAATTCAGTCAAGACATCAAAGGCCCTCACACGTGGAAGGCTACGTAACCCATTCTTCACCACTTGAATCGCATGACGATAAACGTCAAGGTTTAGTGCTGATGAAGGGTAATTGGAGCTTGAGTATGCTAGTACAGCTTCAAGGTGTTTCTCGGGAAGATAATAGCTTCTCGACCATCCTTTGAGGTACAGATCATACGCTTGCTCGTCGACTTGCCTCACTTCGTTCAGGGCAAATTCATCCACATAAGTGGTTGCATGCTCTCTCCTGACTACATGAGTGTGTCGTTGGGATGTGCTATGGAAGTCACTAGTGTACTTCGTATAGTCATATCCTATTATAGTGCGTCTCATATTGTACTTAGACAATCTGAGATATGATTAATTAATTTCAACCTTGGTTTGCCCGCACACACAGTTAAGTTCTCCTAACCGCTTG